GACCTATAAATACTTGTGATACGAGGAAATATATTTTGCGTGCAATACGTTGGGTAGATGAAGTTATTGAATTTAATTCTGATGATGAGCTTATTAGTATCCTCAAAGATCATCAACCACATATTAGAGTATGTGGTTCTGATTGGAAGGATAAAAATATTGTAGGTGAAGAATGGTGTAATAATATTGATTTTTTTGAAAGAGAAAATGATGAGTCAACAACCAAAACACTGGAAAATTATATTAATCGGCGATAGCTGTACAGATGAATATGTGTATGGAAATGTAAATCGAATCAGTCCAGAAGCACCTATTCAGGTATTAGATTTCGTTAGACGTAAGATTCAAGATGGAATGACCAAAAATGTAAGAAATAATTTGGTCAATCTTAATTGTGATGTTAAAATGTATACCAAAGTTTTAGAGCAAAAAACTAGATATATTGATGAGAAATCAAACCAACAACTTATTCGAGTAGATTCTAAAATCAATTATGGTGAACCATATAATATCAATGAGATTTGGCCGAAGGAATATGATGCTGTTGTTATATGTGATTATGATAAGGGATATTTGTCGTATGGTAGTATTGAACATATTATCAGTAAATCGAATAAGCCAGTATTTATTGATACAAAAAAACAAGACCTAGCTAGATTTAAAGGCGCATATATTAAGATTAATAAGATTGAATCTGATTTAGCAACATCAAAAACTGACGATATTATCGTTACTCAAAGTGGTATAAATGTTACATACAAGGACAATGAATTTTATCCTCCAGATGTTGGTAATCTTATAGATGCATGTGGGGCTGGCGATACCTTTTTAGCAGCTCTGGTTAAAAAATTCTTAGATACAAATGATATGGCAGCAGCAATTAATTTTGCAATGATTGCAGCAGCAGTAACTGTTAAACATACTGGTACATATGCTCCAACAATAGAAGAAATGGTGGAAATATGAGACTAACTGGAATAGTAGAAAAGGGTTGGGGTTCTGAAAATATCTTTGTATCTAACGATTATTATGCTGGGAAGTTATTAAACTTCAATAAAGATAGCAAATTTTCTATGCACTTTCATTCTAACAAACATGAAACTTGGTATGTTCTTTCTGGTAAATTTAATGTAGAAATACTTAATACTAATACTGCTAAAATATATGTTATTGAACTAAATGTTGGTGATGTTCATACTAATGTGCCATTAATGCCCCATAGAGTTATTTGTTTGGAAGCTGGAACTTTATTAGAAGTAAGCACACCAGACAGTGTTGAAGATAATTATAGAGTATTGCCTGGAGATAGTCAAAATGAAATACGTAATTGATATTGATGGTACAATATGTGATCAACAACGATCCGGTGAATATGATAGAGCTAAACCGTATAAAGATAGAATAGAAAAAATAAATGAATTATACAATGATAACACTATAATATATTATACTGCTCGGGGTTCTGCTACAAATAAAGACTATTTTGATATGACCATAAATCAACTAAGTGAGTGGGGATGTAAATATCATGAATTAAGAACTAGAAAATTATCATATGATGTTTGGATTGATGACAAAGCACACAATGCAGATGATTGGTTTAAAAAATGAAAGTACAGATAACATATACACCAACAGTTAGAGAATCATTAAATTTTGCTGAGAATTCATTGAAATCATTTAATTCATATAACTACGAAGCCGAACTAAACGAAGGATTTACCCGCGCTACTAATAAATTAGAAGGAATATATGATTATCCATTAGCAAAAGATGGTAGACTATATCAAATGAAAGAAGGCCAAGATCCAGTATATCTTACTAAATTAGCTTGTGTTTTGAACAATGTAAAATTTTGGCATAAAGTTAGAGATAATAATGAAGTCATGATATTCGCTGAGCATGATTCGATATGTGTCAGTGATATTTCACATTTTGATAGCTTTGAATACATGATATTAAATGTAGATACTGCGTTTATTAAGAATCCTAAATACAACGTTGAAATTAAACAATTTGGCCAACAAAAACTATATAATACGTCAAATAAACATATACAGCAAATGGGTGATGATTGGCCATTAAAATATTATCATAAGAATAATTGGGAGGGTTCGTTAATGGTACCAGGGACAGCTGCATATGCTATCTCGCCACAGGGAGCAGATAGACTAATAACAGCGGCTGAAACGATTGGTTTAGATCAGAGTGATTATTTTATTAATAGCTCTAATATAGACATCCAATATGTTCTACCAAGTCCAGTTCAATTAAGTGATAAAATTTTATCTACTTCATGGTTAACTGAATTAACAAAACCAGATAAAAAAAATGGAATTTTAAGATGATTGAAAAAAAAATAAATATTGCTATCATAGGGCATGGATTTGTTGGTAAAGCTGTTGACTACGGATTCCCAGATACTTCATGTAATAAATTTATAATTGATCCAAAGTATCAAAATGAAATTAAAGATTTAACAAAGTATGATATTGATTTTGCTTTTGTCTGTGTTCCAACCCCAATGAATAATAATGGTTCTATTGATTCAAGTATTATTGAAAATGTCTTGGATGATATATCAAAATATACTGATGCTACTATAATCGTGAAATCGACTGTTATTCCAGATGTTATTGATAATCTTGATTTTGATTTTGTATATAACCCAGAATTTTTAACAGAAAATAATGCTAATCAAGATTTTGTTAATCCATCTTTTCACGTTCTTGGTGGACCTGCGAATCTTACTACTAAAGTTGAAGATCTTTATAATAAATATAGTTTATGTAAACCATGTCCAGTTCATCATATGCGACCGATAGATGCTAGTTTTGTTAAGTACGGCGTCAATTGTTTTTTAGCTACAAAAGTATTATGGTTTAATCAGTTTTTTGATATAATTGAAAAAGCTGGTGGTAATTTTAATAAGATTATTGGTGCTATTACGAATGACGAGCGTATTGATAAATCACATACAACAGTACCGGGTTTTGATGGGAAGCGTGGATATGGTGGCGCATGCTTCCCAAAAGACACTAACGCCTTTTTATCATATGCACCAGAATTCACTGTTCTTGAAGAAGTAATTAAGCAGAATAATAAATATCGTAAAAATTACTCTATGGATAGTCGGGAAAAAGAACAGAATGTAACTTATGGAGAACGCAATGAAAGTTAAAGCTATAACAGTAAAAGATCTTCCTGTATCAGAACAAGGTTATGACCGATTAGTTCAATCATCAAAAGCTGTAGGTAATGACTTTGAAATAGAAAAATATGATGCTGTTACACCTGATCAAACGGATCATTTAATGGAAAAGTATAACTTTGAGTGGACTTGGCCGTGGTCAGGTAGTAAAACTCATGATAAGATTAATGTGCATATGCGCTCATACGGTACAGCAAACCCACAAAGACGTATTGCATGTGGCTTGAGTCATTTCCTATTATGGGAAGAATGTATGAATACAAATGAACCTATTCTTATACTTGAACATGATGCTGAATTTACACAAAAATTTGATCCAACCGGCGCACTAGAATCAGAGTACTTAGCAATTGGTATCAATGATCCCCATAATGCTACTAGACTTATTCCTGTCTTCCACGGTAAAGTACAAGAAACACCAGCAGATGAACATGGTTGTATTCCATGCCCTATCATAGATCGACCAGAGGTAGCTCAAGGTTTGGCTGGTAATAGTGCTTATATTATTAAGCCAGAGGGTGCTAGGATTATGTGGGATAAGTTATATGAGTTAGGTCTCTGGCCTAATGATGCTATTTTAGCCAGACCAGTTGTTGAATGGTTAGGCGTTACAAAAGAATATTATACACGAGTACAGGGGTTGACTTCGACTACATCATCAATTCATTAATTGTATAAATATATCATTGCGGTTAGGCTATGAGCAAACCCGCATTGGTAGAAGGCTACGGTAATCCTATCGGAGAAATAATGAATGTCAAATAAAACCACTAAAAGCGCTACTCTAGACGTGTCTGATAAAGATTCCGTAGCCTCATCTTCCAAAAAGAAATTAAAAAATGCCAAGACCCTAACCGGATCTAAGGTAGATCCAATTGACACTTCTCCAAAAGAAAAGGATGGTCTTAACGAAGCAAAACAACTTAATGTTGCATTTGCATTTGGGCGCTTTAATCCTCCTACCATTGGTCATGAAAAGTTAGTTGAGAAACTACTTAAAGTAGCATCTGGTACTAAGTCAGTGCCCATGCTATATTTTTCACATTCTCAAGACAAATCAAAAAATCCATTATCATATATCAATAAAGCAAAATACCTAAGGAAAGCCTTTGGTAAACTTGTCACGCCGAGCAACTCCCGTAATGTTATTCAAATCTTACAGGAGCTTGAAAAGAAAGGCTTTAGACAGGTAACTATGCTTGCTGGTTCTGATCGAGTAAATGAATTTAAGGCTCTATTGAACAAGTATAATGGTAAAGAATACAACTTCGATAAAATTTCTATTGTAAGTGCAGGCGAACGTGATCCGGATTCAGATGATGTATCCGGCATGAGTGCTAGTAAGATGCGTGCGGCTGTTAAGGCTGATGATTTTACTAGTTTCAAGAAGGGTTTACCACACAAACTCCAGAGATCAAAAGGTGACTCTGAAAAGTTATACAAAGCTATTAGACAAGGGATGGGACTAAGCATGAACGAATCAAGGGGCTGGGAAAAGATTGTAGAACAATTACCCGATGTTCAAAGAAAATCTGACGAGGCTAAAAAAGTGCTAAAGAAAATCAAAGATCCAAAAGAATATGGTTATGAAGGTGAGATGGTAATGTCTCAACTCAAAGGCGTCATGATGCACGCGAAGCAGCTACATGACATGCTCGAGCCCGAGACCGATCTCCCTGAGTGGGTTCAGTCAAAGATTACTCTTGCCTATGACTATATGCAGACAGCAGCTGACTACATGTCAACCGAAATGAGCGAAGAAGTCCAACAGGTTGATGAAAATCAAAAGAAAAAGATTGCCGAGGACTTAAAGAAACTTGTTAAAGAAGGTGATGCATGGGATAAGGCAATTGCGGCTGCAGATCAACATGCTCGTGATTGGGGACCCGGTGGTAAGAAACGCGAAGCTCTCAATAAGAAAAGAGCTGAAGATCCTAAAATGCAAGCTTATGCAAAGCGTAGAGCAGATTCACAGGCACGATACAAAAAGATTTCGGAAAAGCTTGATAAAGATGCATCAACAGACATGCATACTAATTTAGTAGGCGAATCGGATGATGTACATGCTCGATATATGCGTACACATGGTAAGAAAGCCAGTGGATATGGACGTTGGGCATTTACTACAAGCCGTCATAGTCAATCACAGCCAGGTCAAACGTTTATTCACACTGGAGATTTTAGTTCAGCGCATAGAGCAGCAAAGAAGCACTTTGGTAAGCCAGTATATGTAATGGAAAAGCTTGATAAAGATGCATCAATGGGTGAATATATCGATGACTTTAAAGATTCGAATGCACCACAATTTAAGGGTAAGTCAATGAAAAAGCGTCGACAAATGGCCATTGCTGCTAAGTTATCAGCAGAAGGTTATGTATCTCATGCTCAGCGCAAAGCGGTTTGGGCGTCTCGTAATGATGAGAAGAAAAAGAAAATGAGGAAAGAAAGTACTGATGCTTATGGTAAAACCCTTCAAAAGAGAGCAGATGATAAGAAAAAGTCTAACATATCTAAGTCTGATAAGGATAAGTTAGGTAAACTTGCGGCTTTGATGCGTAGAGAAGAAGCTGAGCTATATGAAATGAAAAACGTACCAACTCATAAGCTAAAAGCACTTGTTGCACGAGGTGATTCTGACTCAAAAGGAATGTCACCCGCGTTTGGGATGCAAATAAAAGCTGCTCGACGTGAGCTTGCTCGACGTAAAAATAAGGTAAATGAAGGTATTATATTGAATAAAGGCTTCAAAGAAGAAGTTGAAATCAATGAAGTATTGACTATCCAACAACGTCAAAAGCGGAAGGTACTTGCTCGTAGGCTTAAGTCTAAATTAGCTCGGGGTCGTATGATTGCTAAAAAGAAAATGGCACCCCCTGCTAAACTTAAGACTCGTTCACAACGTAAGGCTCGTGACCTTATCCGTAAGAGATTCTCTGCCGGTAAGAATTACAAAAATCTATCACCTGCTGAAAAGATTATGCTTGATAAGCGGATTGAAAGTAAACAAAAGCTTATTGCTAAAATTGCAAAACGACTCCTACCTAAGGTTAGAAAGGCTGAAGCCGAACGTCTTAAGTCTTATCGTCAAAACCTTAAAAAGGAAAATTATGAATTTACAGAACGTGACCTAAAGAATATTGCACGTAAGGCTGAAATTCATAACATAGATGAAGCAGTGTTGTTTGAAGTATATAATGATGGTATTGATCTGTATGATGAATCTGTTGCTGATAAGTTAAACCCTAAGCAATTTGCATTTAACCGTGTAAATTCTTATTTGGCAAAAGGAAAGTCATACTATGAGTACCACGACGAATAACGAAAAATGGATTCATAACAAATGGCGACCAGGGATGGCATGGCTTTACATGACCATCTGTGCATTTGACTTTATCATCTTGCCTATATACTTTATTATGGCTCAAGGAGATATGAGTGTAAATACATTAGTACAATGGCAACCAATTACCCTTGTATCTGGTGGTTTGTTCCACGGTGCTATGGGTGCTATTATTGGTTTGACGGCATGGGGTCGTAGTAAAGAAAAGATGGCTTTTGGGCCTAATGGTGAGTTTGTAGTAGAACAAGAATCACAAAGTATTACGGGCAAATAAATGAAAAAGTTTGGACAATATTTAATGGAAGATATGATTGCGGCAGTTACCCAGAAGGGTAATAATATATATATCTATAATGAAACAGGACGAATTATGGCTGCTATAGTTGGTGGTCAATTAATGGGTTATACACCTTCTAATGTATCAGTTAAGAAGGGCGATAAAACCATTATATACAATAACCAAGGTCGACCAATTAGCGTAGTTGTTAACTAAAAGGAATAAAAGAAATGAGTAGACTAAGCAGAATGGCAGCACGAGATGCTCGTAGACAAATGGGTTCACGTAAGATGGTTGATCCTGCTGACATTGATAATGATTCAGCTGAAGCATCTGATGAAACAGTAAAGAACTTTGTTGTTCAATTACGTAAGCATATATCACTACGCGGTCGTAATCCAGTTGTTTTTGCCAATGGTGAAAAGAAGAAGCTTGATCCTAGAGATATTGATAAATTCATGCGTATTTTTGGTGATACAAGACGCCCAATGGATAAGGAAAAGCTTCAAGCCCGTGCCTCTAAGTCATACAGTAACTTTAAGAAGGTAATCAGTGAAGATTTTGAAGGCTTGGAAGAAAGCGAATCACCTTTCGTGGGTGGTGATAGTCCCCGTACCGACCACGTTGATCAATTTGGTAATAAGATTAAAACAAAGAATATTGCTAAGAGATTGGCTCGTCAAGCTATGCGTCGTCAAATGGAATTGGCTGCTTCTAAAAGGTCTAAGGCTAAACAGGCGGTTAAACGTGCAGGTGTTAAAGAAGAAGTTGAACTTGACGAAATGTATAAGTGTTCAAGTTGTGGGCGCCGACATAAAGATGTTAACTGCCCAAAATGCGACCCTAAGATTTCAGAAGGCCGTGAGCATAAATTAAGTAAGCAATATGCGGATGATCATGCTAAAGCCTCGGCCGGTAAATACTCAAATAAACAACTTAAGGGTATTGCTAAAAAGTGGGGTACTAGAGGTGGTGATAAGTTTCTAAAGTATATGAAGAATGAAGAAGTTGAACAGATTGATGAAGGTACGTGGTTATATCCAAAAACCCCAGCCGATAAACAAAAATTAAATGCACTATTAAAGAAGCCTATTCCATTAGGTAAGGACGGCGAAACAGCAATTAAAGCCATCAGCAAATATATTGGTGATGATGTACTATTTGATGATCTTGCCGCGGCCAGTGAAAAGAGCAGAACAAAAGATGCTAGACCAATAATTAAAGCAAGAATGAAACAACTTGGAGAAGAAGTTGACCATATCACAGAAGTTGCCGTGGGTGATGAAGTGACATGGAAAGTTGGTAGTAACAGCAAAACAGGTAAAGTGACTAAGATTAGTGATGATGGTTATGTTCTAGTAGGATCGACAAAAATTGCAATGTCGGACATTCTATAATTATAAATAAAACTAAAAAGGAACGACAATATGTCTGATATCTATAAATCAATCCCTGATAGCTTAATTAAAGCTGCAAAGGGTGTTATGGAACAAAATACAGATCTTAGAGCAGAACAAGAACTTGCTAGTCATGGTTTTTCTATTAATGAAAAGAACGATTACCTTGAAACAGATCTCAAGAAGCGCAAGAAAAATAATGACAAAGCTATAAAAGATATGAAAAAGATGGGTTCTCCTATGAAGAATCCTGCCTTTGGTGAAGAAGTCGAGCTAACCAAGGAAGAGCAAGAGTTCATCGATTCTCTGAACAACGATATTTTTGAAGAGGAAGAGATTGAAATTGCTGAAGCCAATTATTATATAGCAACATCTGAAAAGTCTAAGTTTCATGACAAGGGCTACCGTCCTCACCTAAAAAACCCACAAGGTAAGACTTCTTATCTTGCTAGCGTTGCTTACAAATCACATGAGCATGCTGCCGGTGAAGCTGCTGCTTATCACAAGGGATATACATCAGGCCCTGGTAAAGCGTCTGAGCGTGGTGCAAATGATGCAGTACGTGCTTATAGACACAAGAATAAAGAGCACATGCATGAAGAAATTGAACTTGATGATGTAGATCCTAAGGCTCTTAAGATGAAATTCAAGAATCGTAAAGACAAGGACATCGATAATGATGGTGATGTAGATGATTCTGACAAGTATTTGCACAAGCGCCGCAAAGCTATTTCTAAGAATATAGATGAAGACGCCGAGCAGATCGATGAGATCTCCGGTAAGACACTTGCTTCATATTCCGATAAAGTAGCAAGATATGGTCCCATGAAAGATGTTAGGACTAGACAAAAGCACGAGAAAGGCGTATATACAGCCTATAAGAAAATGAAGGGAAAGGACGTTAAGGTTCCTGCTCGTATGGAAGAAGTAGAACAGATTGATGAAATCTCACGTAAGACACTTCGAAGCTATATCGACAAATCAGGCGAAAGCATGAAGCAAAAGGGCCGAGGCCGTCCTTCTCGTGCTTTTTCTGCTAAGAAGGCCAAGCGGTCCGCTGGTATAGAAACGGCCAAACTTAAGATTAATGATAAAAATGAAAAAGAATGGGATGAAATGGACAAGAGTAGAGAGAATACTATTTCTACTGTGCATTCATATATTCTAACAGATGGTCCTAAAAAGGCTGGTTATTCTAAGTTTAATTCATCTGGTGATAGAACAATATTTGTTAAAAAGGGACCTAATGGTCATCTGTTATACTTAGAAGTATATAACAATACTGATAAATATTCTGGACGATTTGGTAAAATTGGCAATTCTGGTTCTTATGACTACAGCAATAACATTTATGTTAATGACCTTGTGCCATGGAAACTTAGGGGTAATTCTGATCCGAAAGAAGGAATTGAACAGTTCAACAAACTTATTAAACAAAACGAAAAAGTTAGAGATTAAACAAGAAGGAATAAACAATGCCACAATGGGGTAATACAGACGAATATGCTGACGCACCTAAGTCACAAGCAGATGACAAGGGGAATACCGGTCAGGACCTATATGGTACTGAAGTCTTCGGTGTTGATGCACAAGAAGTAGCAGCCGGTTCTGCTACACATTCTGGTTGGGTTAGACGAGTAGCCGGTACAGGTGGTCGTTCAGGTCGTGTCCAGGAAGAAGTTCTAGTAGCAATGAGCGGTAAAACATTCTCCAAGAATGATGCCGGCGATTATCTTGATGTTACTGACTTTGCCAATACAACACCTGGTGCTGCTAATACAACAGGTACGGCTGACGATACTGAATACCCAGACGCTTAAGTTTACAATTTAGTTTATTATGGTTACAGTTAATGAGTCAACTTATATGTTGTATGCCGCGGCACACTATGATAACCCGCAGTGTTATGACATAGAAGAATTTAATGATGATATGAATAAATTCAAGTACCTATTGCGCTTGTTCTCTAGGTACAAGAATAACAATGTATTAAAAGAACGGCTCATTTTGAATCATTTGATTACACTATATAATGTGTTTCCTAGTGAGGTTGCAACTAAATTGCTTTTCTATAAGTGTTCTGAGTATAAGTCATATTTAAAGACTTTCTTAGTATTTTTAAATTATATGCCAGAAAGAATCAACGGTGTAGAAACCGAAGATTCAATCATTTTTAGCTCTGATATAGAAATAGATAATCATATAGCAAATATATTGAGAGAAATCTAATGAAAACATTCAAAGAGTTTACTGAAGAAGTTACTAATGTAGTTGGTGATGGTAGTGCTATAGGGGCTGAAGAACCGGTGGTGAGTAAAAAGGCTCAACAAAAGTACAAGAAGAAGAATAAGAAAAGAAACCCTCAATATCACAAAGGATTAAAGAAGTCCACTTCAGATAAAAGGCAAGCACATTTTAATAAGGGCGCTAAAATGGATGATGATAATCCAGCTGCATATAAACCTGCCCCAGGCGATGCTACTGCCAAAACCAAACTGTCTAAACACACTAAGAAATATAAGCAAATGTTTGGAGAAGCTCTACTTACATTTGAAGATTATAATATTAATGAAGGTAAGGCCGATACTGCACTGAAAAAGAAAGCAGATAAGTCAGGTATGCCTCTTGCTATTCTAAGAAAGGTGTATAATAGAGGTATTGCAGCTTGGAGAACTGGCCATAGACCAGGTACTACTCCACAACAGTGGGGCCTTGCAAGAGTTAATTCATTCGTAACTAAATCATCAGGTACATGGGGTAAGGCAGATAAAGACCTTGCTGCTAAAGTAGGGGGATAAAACCAGTTGTGAGTAAAAAAGCTCAACGAAAGTACAAGAAGAAGAATAAGAAAGATGATACCTAATACTCTCCTTATAAAAGGAGTTGCTATTCTAGGTGGTATTGCCCTTCTAACTAGTGGCTTCTTTTATGTTAAATTTCTTTTAGCGAAACTTGATGCGGCGGAACAACGTGAAGCTACATATCAAAGTGTGATTTCTGAGTATCAAGCTCAACTTGATTCATATAAAGATGATTTATTAGAAATTCAAGGTCTCAATGAAGAAGTGCTTGAAACATATGAAATCGCAAAGGAAGAATATAGGTCTCTACAAAAAAGATTTGAACAAACTACATCTGGTAATAAACGAGATCTTAATTTTTTAGCTATTTCTAAACCAGGTTTGATTGAAAAAAGAATAAATAATGGTACAAAGGATGCTTTAAGATGTAATGAACTGATGACAGGTGCTGAACTTAATACGAATGATGATAGTAATACAATTTGTCCTGACTATATTAAGAGTATGAGTAATGATTAAAGCAGTAGCAGTATTATTGGTTAGTTTAGCATTAGTGTCATGTGGTACTACAAAGTTAGTTGAAAAACCGATCGAATATACACGACCACCTTTGATTATACAAAATACAGAATCTATAGTGCAACGTGATATAACTTGGCACATTATTACTAATGACACATATTTGGATAAAATAACTTTATTGGGTGACAATACAGCATTGGTTGCTTTAACAGTAGATGATTATGAGAGGCTTAGCCTAAATTTGGCTGAACTTAGAGCCTTTATTTGGAAACAGAAACTTGTTATAGAAGCATATAAGTCTTATTACAAAAAAAGAGAAGAGTAAATGTCATCCGAGATTACAGATATAAAAGTTAATCAAAAGGTAATGGAAGAAAGGCATAACCAATTGATTCAAACAATATCATCATTAGAAAAATCTATCGAAAAAATAACTGAGGTTTCATCTAACGTGGCTAAACTCTTAGCAGTATATGATGAGCGTTTACATAACCAAGAAAAGAATGTTGAAAAAATAGCAGAAAATAATAAACAGAGTTCTGACATTATTCATGATCGAATCAATAAAATGAAAGAAGAATATAACGCCGGACTCGAAGGAGCCATAAAACGAGGCGAAACTTGGCATAAAGAAAATCTGTCAAGATTCAGTAAAATTGAAAAGTGGATCTTCACCGTATCAGGTGGGGGAATAGTTATTGGCTTTTTATTATCAAAGTTCATCAATTATATATTTTAAGTATTTACAAAGCTAACTAATAGTATTATAGTTACTACCAATACTTAATTAATTGGTGTAATTATGCTTTGGTTAGACAAGAAATACATAGGTCTTATCAGTCCCAGATTAAATAAATTTGCTAAACGAGATGAGCATCGGTATCAATTCCGGTGTCCATTTTGTGGTGATAGTGCTAAGAATGAGAATAAAGCACGGGGCTGGTTCTACGAAAAACAGGGTAAGATGTTATACTATTGCCATAACTGCGGTGCGGCAATGGATATAAAGAAATTTATCCGGCAAGTAGACCCTACTTTATATAATGAATATGTCAAAGAAGTCCTTAAGTCTGAAGGCAAGCCACTCAATCAACCTAAAATTAAAACTAAACCACCCGTCTTTATTAAGAAGAAACAACTGGATGGGTGCCCTAAAGTATCAGAATTAGATCATGATCATGTGGCATATGTATATCTAAAGAATAGACATGTACCAGAAGAATGGTTTTCTAGGCTTCATTATACACCCACATTTAAGGCTTATGTTAATACAATCATTAAGAATAAGTTTGAGACAACCAAGAATGATGATGAACGACTCCTGATCCCATTCTATAACACCAAAAAAGAATTGATCGGCTTCCAGGGCAGAGCTCTGGGCCCATCTAAATTGAAATATATCACAATCATTCTAAATGAGACTGAACCCAAAGTCTTTAATTTAGACCGCTGTGATAGATCTAGACCTCATATAGTCTTGGAAGGACCCATTGATAGTATGTTTATGTCAAACTCAATAGCCATGACAGGTGGTTCTATTGATGACATATATATCAATGAGAACTCAATCATTGTATATGATAATGAGCCTAGATCTAAAGAAACATGCTATAAGATCCAAAAAGCAATTGATCATGGCTATCAGATAGCATTATTTGACCACTTTAATACACATAAAGATATTAATGATATGGTATTGGGCGGTTATATTTCAACCGAATTGGAAACAGCACTAATAGAAAATGCATGTTCTGGTTTGAAAGCACAACTAAACTTTGATAAATGGAAAAGGATATAATATGAAAGTAAATTTGATTGGATTAACCCAACCAAAAATGGATATGACAGCGGATGAATTTGTAGCATATACGGCTAGGATTTCTAATCCAAATAACCAAATGAATACAGCAACTGCACCCCAGCTCATTAATTATTTGATTAAGAATAAGCATTGGAGCCCATTTGAAATGGTTCATGTGTGTATTGAAATTGAGAGTACTAGAGATATTGTAAGGCAAATTCTTAGGCATAGATCATTTTCATTCCAGGAATTTAGTCAAAGATATGCTGATCCCACTGAGTCACTTGGGTTTGAAACAAGAGAAGCCCGGTGGCAAGATACTAAAAATAGACAAAATAGTGTGGATATAGGAGATAGTTCTGAAGATCTTATTATTGCTGAACAATGGGAAACATACCAAAAAGATTTGAATGAAAGATCTAAGCATGTTTATGATTGGGCTATTGATAAGGGTATTGCCAAAGAAGTAGCCCGATCAGTACTACCAGAAGGTAATACTATATCTCGTATATATATGTCAGGCACATTACGCTCTTGGATGCATTATTGCTGGCTTCGAATCGGTAATGGGACTCAAAAAGAACACATGGAAATTGCCCAAGCATGTTGGGAACTTATATGTCATGAATTTCCTACCATCGGTGCCGCATACGACGAAGCAGAACAACTCAAGCAACTAGAAAGAGGACTTTCATGATCATATATGTTACCAAGCGATCTGGTAAAAAAGAAGAACTAAACTTAAATAAATTCCATCGTGTAGTAGCAGATGCATGTGAAGGTATCACTGGGGTTTCACCTTCTGAAATTGAATTGAAGTCTCATGTTTCATTCTATAATAACATACCCACGTCTGAAATCCAGGAAACTTTGATTAAAGCTGCGGCCGATCTTATTAGTGAAGAAACTCCCAATTATCAATTTGTTGCTGGTAGACTTATTAACTATAATCTTCGTAAAGAAGTCTATGGTGAATATGAACCAGATGGGTTATTGAGTCATTATAGCCGTTTACATAGTCTGGGCTATTATACTTCATTTGATACCCTATATGAGTTAGAAGAATGGGATGACTTAGGTAGTTATGTTAAACATGCACGGGATGATTTATTTACTTATGCAGCCATGGAACAGTGGAGGGGTAAATATCTAATAAAGAATAGAGTAACGGGTCAGATTTTTGAAACACCTCAAATGGCATATATGCTTATTGCTATGTTCCTGTTCCAAAACTATTCGGATCGAATTAAATGGATAAAGGAATTTTACGATGCAATTAGCACTTTTGACATTAGCTTGCCTACTCCAATTATGGGCGGCTTACGCACACCTCAGCGACAATTCTCTTCGTGCGTACTTATTGAAACAGACGATTCATTAGACTCAATTAATGCAACGTCTTCTTCAATCATTAAATATGTATCTCAAAAGGCTGGTATTGGCATTGGGGCTGGTCGTATACGTGCCATTGGTAGTTCTATACGTAATGGTGATGCTGTTCATACTGGGGTCATACCTTTTTATAAACATTTTCAGACCGCTGTCAAAAGTTGTAGCCAAGGGGGCTTACGGGGAGGTGCGGCAACTCTGTATTACCCTATTTGGCATTACGAAGTAGAAGATCTATTAGTACTCAAGAATAACAAGGGTACAGAAGATAACCGTATTCGTCGCTTAGATTATGGGGTTCAGTTTAACAAATTGTTCTACGAACGCCTTATTTCAGGTGATAATATAACTTTGTTTTCACCGAGTGATGTACCTGGTCTTTATGATGCATTCTACCAAGACCAAGAATTATTCCAACGGTTATATGAAACAGCCGAACGGAATACACATATTCGTAAAAAGACTGTTAAGGCTATTGATCTATTCACATCATTTGTAGAAGAACGCAAGGAAACTGGTCGTATCTATCTTATGAATGTTGATAATGTAAATACACAAGGATCATTTGATCCTGAGTTTGCACCAGTGAGGATGAGTAACTTATGTGCAGAAATCGGCCTACCCACCAAGCCATTGACTAATGTTAATGACCCAGAAGGTGAGATTGCTCTATGTACACTTTCTGCTATCAATTGGGGTAACATTAAGAAGCCAGAAGACTTTGAAAAACCTTGTCGTATTGCTGTTAGAGCTTTAGATGCAATGCTGGATTACCAAAATTATCCGGTCCCTGCTGCTAAAAATGCCACAAAGTCAAGGCGCCCATTGGGTATTGGTATCATTAACTTTGCATATTGGTTAGCCAAGAATGAAAGTAATTATCAAGAACCCAACCTAGAATTGATTGATGAATATGCAGAGGCTTGGTCCTATTACATTATTAAGGAATCGGTTGAGTTAGCCAAAGAGTTTGGTGCTTGCCCTAAGAATAATGAAACAAAATACAGCAATGGTGCTACACCTAATCTATTGTATAAGTCAGCGGTAGATGAACTTGTGCCTCATAAAGAACGTATGGATTGGGCTACACTTAGAGCTGATCTTAAGGAATATGGTATTCGGAATAGTACGTTAATGGCTCTTATGCCGTCTGAAACCAGTTCACAGATTTCAAATGCTACAAACGGTGTTGAACCACCTCGGTCTTATGTGTCTGTTAAACAATCCAAAGACGGTGCTCTTAAGCAGGTTGTACCAGAATACCGTAGGCTTAAGAATAAGTATGATTTGTTGTGGGACCAAAAGTCACCAGAGGGATACCTTAAGATTATGGCTATCTTACAAAAGTATGTTGATCAATGTATCTCAGTTAATACATCGTATAACCCATTACACTTTGAAGATGAAAAAATACCATTATCTGATCTACTTAAGGATATTCTAATGCACTATAAATATGGTGGTAAAACACTGTATTATAATAATACATATGACGGTGCTACAGATGATAACATTGATATGTTAGAAGTACCATTGTCCGAGCTTGAAGATGAAGAATCCTGCGATTCTTGTACCATATAGGAAATAAATGACAGTATTTAATATTAAAAAGAAAAATCCAGCTAAGACTATGTTCTTTGATGGTGAAGTGACAATAGCCAGATATGATGTTCTAAAGTATCCGATCTTTGAAAAATTAACTGATAAACAGATGGGGTTCTTTTGGAGGCCAGATGAAGTAGATTTGTCCCGGGACTCAAAGGATTTCCGTGAACTTAATCCGAGTGAACAACACATTTTTACCTCTAATTTGAAACGGCAAATTCTACTGGACTCTGTTCAAGGTAGAGCACCAGCAATGACATTTTTGCCTATTACTTCTCTACCAGAGCTTGAAACATGGGTTCTCACTTGGTCATTCTTTGAAACAATCCATTCAAGATCTTATACACATCTCATTAGAAATGTATATTCTGATCCGTCTACTGTCTTTGATGAAATTATCAATATCAAAGAGATTGTAGATTGTGCCAAAGATATCAGTAAATACTATGACCAATTAATGGAATTGAATACAGCTTTAGAGACTGATGAATACGAACACAAGAAAGCACTTTGGTTATGCTTGAATGCTGTTAATGCTCTAGAAGGTATTAGGTTCTATACATCATTTGCTTGTTCTTGGTCATTTGCTGAATTGAAAAAGATGGAAGGTAATGCAAAGATTATCAAATTCATTGCCCGGGATGAAAATATCCACCTTGCAGCCACTCAAAATCTATTGAAACTACTACCCCAAGATGATAAGCAATTCAAGAAAATTGCCGAAGACTGTGAGGAAGAAGTTATTGATATCTTCAAGTCGGTTGTTGAACAAGAAAAGGATTGGGCTAAGTTCCTATTCAATGGTGGTTCTATGATTGGGCTAAATGAAGAACTATTGGTGAGTTATATAGAATGGATTTGTAATAAGCGTATGACTGCTATTGGTCTTACACCATTTACCAAAGGGGGTAGTAATCCCCTGCCATGGACGGCAAAATGGATTAGCGGTGGGGATGTACAAGTCGCACCACAAGAAACAGAAATTACTTCTTACATTGTAGGGGGTGTAGAAAAGGATGTCAACGAAGATACATTTAAAGGATTTTCACTATGAGTAAACAAAAAGAAAAAGTATACTGTATAGGCTGTGATAATGAAGCTATTATTGCATTTGAAAATGAAAGCGGGGATGAACCAGAATTCTGCCCATTCTGTGGGTGTTCTTTGGATGAAACTATTGATGAGTTAATCCAACAAGAATTTGAATACGAAGAATAATGTATAAGAATCCCTGGTTATATCATGATCAAATATGGGAACCCACTGAAGAAGAACTAAAAGACTTATTTGGTTTTGTGTATTGTATCACCGACCCAAATGGTATGAAGTACATAGGCAAGAAGCAATTATGGTCTAAACGTACTCTAAAGCCTTTGAAAGGTAAAAAGAGAAAACGTAGGAAGATTGTAGAATCTGATTGGAAAGAATATTATGGCTCCAGTGAGACTGTAAAGTCATTAGTAGAAGAAACTAATGCCGATGGCTTCAAGCGAGAGATTTTACACTTCTGTAAGTCTAAAGGGGAGTTATCTTATAAGGAACTCCAAGAGCAAATGGATCGGAGAGTCTTGTTCAAGCCAGATAAATATCACAATGGTATCATACAAGCCAGGATCAACCGAATCCATGTGTTAGATAAAATGTAGAAATGTATTTACATATAATCAAATTGATGGTAGTATAAACTTATGATGACACTTAAAACCCCCATATGGAAAGACTTAGATTATAATCTATGGTGTGATCTTTCCGATAAAAATTTAGTGAATAGAGGCGTAATGGCTGATTGTGCCATTGGTTTAAATACGTTTGGTATTAGTGACAGTAAAACTATAATCAATTTAATATTATCGGTGATAATAGATGAATAGCCTAAGAGGTGTTATATGGACTATACCAGAATATGCAGGTTGGTCAAAAATTAGGCGTGTAATAAGTGATGACTATTTATATAATGTAATCGACCATTTAGGAGTATGAGAAAAAATGAACGTAGTATACTCAAAACGAAATTGTAACTTCTGCACTGCCGCTAAGAAGTTGCTAGACAAGCACGATGTTACATATGAAGAATATCGAATTGGTACAGATATTACTAGAAATGAATTCTTGGAGAGGTATCCCAACCAAAAGACCGTGCCCTTGATCATCCTTGAGGGTGAAGTTGTAGGGGGTTACAAAGAACTCAGAGAACTTTTTAAGGTATAAATGTATTTACTTTTGTGATAGATGTGATATTATATATATTATGTTGAAAGGAAAAAACTATGACACGTGATGAAATTGTGAATGTATTGAGTGCTGGTAAATGTAAATTGGTATTCAATAAAGTTGATGGTTCAACCCGGGAAATGACATGTACTCTGTACAGTGAATTCATTCCTGAGTCTATGCAACCATCAAGTGACAGTAAGGTTAAGTTTAACCCAGATATTATTCGGGTGTTTGATCTTGATAAAGAAGGTTGGCGATCTTTCCGGGTTGAAAACTTTACAGAGGTAGCACCAGCATAATGCAAATTTTAGGTGGTGAACTTATTAGAAATGCTACCAATCAGAATGCTATGGGCGGTACTGAATTACTTGGTACTGCTCTACATTCTAGGTTGGATCAAGAGCTTTTAAAAGACTTCCAAATTATTCTATCAAGACCATCTCACCATGAACTTGATGAGAGTAAAATTCGTATTTGTTGGTTACATGATCTACCGGGTGATCCAGAGTCAGATTTCTTGTCTAATAAAAGTAATCATGACAATTTCCATATGTATGTCTTTGTATCAAACTGGCAGATGCAAGGATACATTAATCATTATGGACTTCCTTGGAGTAAATGTGCTGTATTAGAAAATGCAATTGTACCCATTGAAGCACACACCAAACCCGATCCAAAAGAACAAATCAACCTTATCTATTTCTCAACACCTCATAGAGGGCTAGATATTTTGGTGACTGTCTTTGAAGAATTGGTAAAGCATGTGGATAATATTCATCTTGATGTTTATTCATCATTTGAACTGTATGGTTGGGCTGAACGTGACAAACCATTTGAACCATTGTATGATGTTATTAGAAATCACGAGAATATGACTTATCATAGTTCTGTTTCTAATGAAGAAATTAGGGAAGCTTTAAAGAAAGCTCATATCTTGGCTTACCCTAGTACATGGCTAGAGACATCATGTTTGGTACTCATTGAAGCAATGTCAGCCGGTTTGGTTCCTGTGCACCCTAATTATGGTGCATTATATGAAACTGCGGCAGGTAACACTTGTATGTATCAATACAATGAAGATAAGAATAGACATGCTTCTATATTCTTTGGTGTGCTTAAGAGTATCATTGAGTCATATAGAGCTGAACCGGACTTTACAACAGCTAAATGTGCAACGGGCAAGTCTTTTGCAGATATTCAATTTGCTTGGGCCCAAAGGCAGGTTGAATGGTCTACTTTACTCTCAGGCTTGTTACAGAAAGTAACAGACAGATCTTTACCTGATAATACTTTAACCTTTAATACTGGTTCATAAAATGATAATCGTTGATCTAAATCAAGTCATGATTGCTAATCTTATGGTTTCTATTGGTACACACACCAATACAGAAATTAAAGAAGAGTTGTTACGACACATGGTCTTGAATTCCATTCGTCATAATAACGTCAAATTTAGGGCAGACTATGGTGAAATGGTTATTGCTTGTGATGATAAAAACTATTGGCGCCGAGATAAGTTCCCTTATTATAAGGCAGCACGTAAAGCAAACCGTGAAAAGTCTGAGTTGGATTGGAATGCTATCTTTACGGCCCTAAATAAGATTAGGGATGAATTGAGAGACTTCTTCCCTTATCGAGTAATCAGAGTATCTCATGCCGAAGCCGATGATATCATTGCTTCACTATGCCATGAATACCATGATAAGGAGCAAATTCTCATTCTTTCAGGTGATAAAGATTTTATTCAATTGCAGGCTTATCCAAACGTAAGTCAGTATAATCCTGTACTCAAGAAAAAGATTACACATAAAGACCCTAAACGGTATCGAATTGAACATACACTTAGGGGCGATGCAGGTGATGGTGTACCTAATTTCTTATCAGCAGATGATATTATCATTACACCTGGCGCTAGACAAAAGCCTGTCACTAAGAAAAAGATTGAGCCTATCATTGACCAACTCATGTTTAATGCATTACCAAAAGATGTAATGACAGAAAACGAATTGAGAGGATATCATCGTAACAAAGAAATGATTGATCTATTTGAGAGTATTCCAACTGAAATTAGAGAACAAATCATTTCACAATACGAAGAACAAAAAGGAAAGGGCAGAGACCAGATCTTTAACTATTTCTTCAAACACAAACTTAAACAATTGAACGAACACATTAGGGACTTTTAATGCAAAAACAAATCAACGAAATTATCAAGGAAATTACAGAACTACCTAAGCGTAAGGATAAGATTGCAGCTTTGAGATCACATGGAGATAATGCAGCATTGAAGAATGTATTGAAATATACATTTGATCCAAACATAAAGTTTGCTTTACCCCCTGGTAGTCCGCCGTATAAACCAAGTGAGTTTTTTGATGAAACACATAATAGACTCTATGCCGAAGCACGTAAATTGTATTTGTTTGTAGAAGGTGGTAACCCTAATCTAAAAGCATTGTCTAGGGAACGACACTTCATTGAGTTGTTGGAATCTATTGATCCAGAAGATGCTAAACTTCTTTTGGCGGTAAAGGAAAAGAAGCTACCATGGACTGGGTTAACAGCCAAAATTGTACAAGAAGCCTGGCCAGGAATTTTCTAATGTCTAAGACAAAGAAATATAAGAAGCGCTATTATGACGATGATTATGACGATGATTACAATTATGGTGATCATGATCAATATAGAAAGCGTAAGGCTGAAAAGCGTATTGCTAATGCTTTAAGGTCAAAAAATATTGATGATTTATTGGACTGGGATGAAGGTGGATATAAATAATACATGCCAACATATACATTCGTAGACAAAAACACTGGTGAAGAAACCGAACATTTTATGAGTCTCTCTGAGCGGGAAGACTTCCTGTTGGCTAATCCTCACCTCGAAACAATCATCAAAAAAGTAAATATAGTCACATCAGCCATGTCTGGATCTAATAAGCCAGATGATGGGTTTCGTGATGTGTTGAAAAGGATTAAAAAAGGGAGCCCGCGAAGCAATATCAACACATTCTAGAAAGGGTAATACACATTGCCTAAAACCAAAAAGAATAAACGCAACGTATATAATATTTCTAATGGACTTTCACTCTCAACTATTCAACCAAGAACGGAAAATCAAAAATTAGCCTTTGATGATTGGTATGATGGTTATCATTTAATGCTTCACGGTTCTGCCGGTACAGGCAAATCTTTTATCTCATTATATTTAGCTCTATCTGATAAAGAAGATTTAGCACAATATCATAAAGTATACATAGTACGAAGTGCTGTACCTACCAGAGATATTGGTTATCTTCCAGGTAAAGAGAGTGAAAAGATAGCTATGTATGAACAACCGTACATTTCTATTTGCTCTGAGCTATATAATAGAGGTGATGCCTATAATATATTGAAGCATAACAAAGAGATTGAGTTCATAAGTACATCGTTTATTCGTGGTAATACAATTGATAATGCTATAGTAGTAGTAGATGAAGTCAACAATATGAGTTTTCATGAATTGGATACTATTATTACTAGGGTGGGCGATAATTGTAGGATTATTTTCTCGGGTGACTTCAAACAAAGTGATCTAAGAGATAAAAGGGAAAAACAAGGACTCAAACAATTTATGGGTATCCTAAATAATATGTCACAATTTTCACATATAGAATTCAATGAAGATGATATAGTGAGATCTCAATTAGTGAAGGATTATATTGTTGAGAGAGAACGACAAGATATTTGTACATGATTTACTTCAACCAAAAGTAATAGATCAAGTTACTGGTGATGGCTATAGGTATTATACAACACCTGAAGGCAATAAATACCCATCTATCACCAGTGCTTTATCATATTTAAGTGAAAAGCATATTGATGCTTGGAAAGAACGGATAGGGGAAGAAGAAGCAAATAGGATTGGTAATAGAGCAGCCAAGAATGGTACAGCCTTACATGAAATGGCTGAAAAATATGTGCTTAATGATCCTACTTGGAGGGATGCTTTTCCTATTACAGTGAAAAGGTTCTTACCGCTTAAAGCATTACTAGATCAATATATAGAATGTGTATATGGAACTGAACTAAGATTATATTCTGATGAATTAAGGATTGCAGGTACGGCTGATCTTATTGTTAAATGCAACGGTGAACTTACTATTGCAGACTTTAAGACATCTATGAGACCTAAAACTGATGATCAAATTTTGGCATATTATATACAAGCAACAACATATGCCATATGTTTGAGAGAATTATATGGACTAAATATTACACAGATTATGATATTCATGGCTGTGAATGAAGATAAACCAATATTATTTACAAAAAACGTGGCTGATTATGAAGACTTAACTAGAAATTATTTAAAGCATTATCATGCAGGGAGACTAAAGCATGTCAAGGAAGAAAGAAGCCCGAGAGATTCTTAAGCAAATCCTATGTGATAATGAATATAGCGAAAAGTTGGATATTATTTCAATGCGTATCTTAGAAGATGGTACAACGGATGACTTAATTGAAATTTTATTAGCAGTAATTATAGATTCAGCAAAGAGCAGTTATTTAACTAGAGAAGCAATCAACCAACTTTATCATATGACTGCAAAAGTAAAACAAGAGAACAGAAATGATATATGAAGAATTTAATATTGGCGGTGAATTAGTCAAACAAGACCAGAGATATGTTGTAAGGGATAATAAACTACTCAACAATCTAGTGCTAAGTAGTACTTTGTTACACCCTCAAAAATCTACATCAGGTCATAAGCATGAGGGTCAAGAAGAAGTCTATATCTTTATGCAAGGTGAGGGTAAAATTGAATTAATTTATCCAGACAAAGAAGCCATTGTATATGATGTTAAACAAGGTACAACTGTACTAATTGAAGACGGTGTATTCCACCGAGTTCGGAATACATCTTTACAAGAACCTCTTTACTTTATATGTGTATTCGATGGAGCCAGAAAGCACTAAAATGCTATCCTTTCAGGAGTTTACTAAAGAAATATCTATATCATTTTGGGATATAGATGACACTCTTCTTAAGACCGTCTCAAATGTATATGTTGTGAAGGGCAATGAGAGAGTAAGGGCTCTAAACAGTAAAGAATTCAATACATATCAACTCAAACGAGATGAAAAGTATGATTTCTCTGAGTTTAAAGATTCAGAACATTTTGCCAATACATCAACACCATATAGTAATTTGATTAGATTGGCAAAGCGGATACTTAAGAATTATCATAAAGCATCTAATAATAGCAAACTGGTAATCCTAACCGCCAGAGAAAACTTCGATGATAGAGAAAAGGCTATAGAAGCATTCAAGGGCTTTGGTTTACCATTAACTCATATAGATATTGAATATGCCGGCGAATTAAACATGCCAGCCCCTAAAGCTAAGAAATTCGTTGTTAACAAATATTTGCAAAAGGGTCAATTCAATATAGTTAATCTTTTTGATGATCAAGAAAAGAATCTAGATGCATTTCTAACATTGGAAGATAAGTACCCGAAGATTATATTTAATGGATTTTTAGCATATGATGGTGAACTCATACGATACAACTGAATTGAAAATGGCTTACCTAGACGGTAAAGCGGCTAAAGATGATATGAGTGAGTACTCTATTATGTTGATGCAATGGTATGAAGAAATTGCATCAATACAAAATAAACCAGAGATTATACGTGAATTTCTTAGAGGATGGAAACAAGAATGAAAACATATATATTTGATGTAGATGGTACACTCACCCCCAGTAGAGATAAAATGGACAAAGATTTTAAGTCCTTTTTTATGTCTTGGTGTAAAGATCATATTGTCTATTTGGTAACTGGTTCTGATAGAGAAAAAACAATTGAACAAGTAGGGCAAGATTTATACACCGAAGTTAATGGTGTGTTCAATTGTGCCGGGAATGCATTTTATATTAAAAATAGATTGATCTATACGCGGGATTTGAAGCTTACCCATGATCAAATTACTTGGTTACTAGACACACTTGAATTGAGTAAGACACCATATAAAACCGGTACTCATATTGAGTTTAGACTTGGTATGGTTAACTTCTCTACTGTAGGTAGAAATGCTACAAGAGAACAACGTGCCGCTTATGTAGCATATGATGAAGAAACTAATGAACGTTTTACTATTGCACAAGAATTTAATGAAGCTTTCCCTGAACTTGAAGCCACTGTAGCAGGCGAAACTGGTTTAGATATATATAGTAGGGGATATGATAAAGCACAAGTCTTAGATGAGTTATCTGGGAATGTAAAAGACTTTGTTTTCTTTGGTGATAAAATTTGTGAGAATGGAAATGACCTATCACTGGCACAGGCAATAGGTAGAATGGGTGGTACCTATCATAATGTAGATTCATGGGAAGATACATATTACCTATTAAAAAAATAAGAAAGAATAATGGCACAATTTAAAAAAGATCGGAATTTCTAATGGCTATTTGGAATAAAGACTCACAAGCATATCTTGCAAATAATAAAACATTATTTGAAGCATTTTTACTAGCTGATAAAGATGGTAATCTTATCAATTCGTTTGGTGTTGCATCGAATATTCCTATTGCAGCTGGACTCGTTGATGGGTATAGTGCAATACATAAGTTTGGTAGAAATCCAAATGTAGGAAACATACCAGAAACTATTTGGATGCACGGAGGACTTTATAGTTATCTTGATGTTGGTTCTGATAGTACAATTTATGCATATAGCGCAAGCTCTGACGATGGCCCTGGCAACGATGGTGCTCACACGATTACTGTTCAAGGTTTAGATAATGATTTCAATCTAATTGAAGAAACGATTACTGTAAATGGTGCAGCTTCTACTGCTTCATTCCTAAGAGTTTATAGAGCATTTGTTGCAACCGCTGGGGTGTTAGCGGCAAATGATGGTAATGTTCTTATATCCACCGCAGCGGCTGGAGGCGGTACAGTTCTTGCTGATATTGGCGTTATTGGTAGCGGGACAACTACTGGTTTGGGTCAAACTCAACTTGCACTTTATACAATACCAGCTGGAAAAACTGGTTATCTCACTACTTGGAACATAGGTGTAGCACCAATGAATAATGCTGTCACAGTGACTTTACTAGCAAGAGAACTAGATGGTAGTGCACCATTTAGATCAAAGGATATTGCTGATATCGTAGGCGGATATACTACTCAGAATTATTCGATTCCCTTGCGTTTTCCAGAAAAAACTGATATTGAAGTGAGAGGAACTGGTGACACTGGTTCAGTTATTTCATCTTCTTTTGATATTATACTAGTAGATAACGAGGCGTAAATAAATGAATATCTTTAAAGAATATACAGAAAATCATTAGATTGGTATGAACCAACCGCAACATAAAAAAAGTTTAAAAAAGTGTCATTTTTTTGTTTACTTTTGCAAAAGCATAGTATATACTATACAAATAATACAACACGATCTTGAACATTCGTAAATAACAAAATGGTCTGGGCGGTATCGCTAAGCCGCCCATATATAAAAGCCCATTTTAGTCTAATCTAGAGTGGTCTTTTATATTTACAGGGCGTAGCTCAGTCTGGCAGAGTGCCTCCCTTGGAAGGAGGAAGTCAGAGGTTCAAATCCTCTCGTCCTGACCAATTATGTTGATGTAGTGTAATTAACACGCAAACTCGCTTCGATTCCGTAGATTACTCACCAACTTTTTTTACAGAAAACTGAAATTAGTTGTTTACTTTCTAGACCAGTATGGTATTATAATAGTATAAGGTTTGAAACAAAGGAACATACCATGACTAAGCGTGTATTTGATCAAGAACGGTTTGATATGTGGGATATTGATGGTAAATCAATTGAAAACGTTATTGAACATTTCCAATATGAAGTGGATCGGTTGAAAGATGTCCACGAAGGCGCATCTGATTTCAGTTTTTCATTTGATATCGGGTGGTCAGCAGGTGATAGTGTTGAAGCTTACATTCACTTTATGCGTGATGAAACTTCATCTGAAACGGCTAAGCGCTTAAAGAAAGAAGAAAAGGCTAAGGCTAAAGCCGAGACCGATGCCGCTAAGAAGGAAGCTAAAGAACGTAAGGAATTTGAACGCCTTAAGAAGAAGTTCGGCTAATAAAGGTTCTATAGTTCAACAAAGCCCGTGTAGGCCAATTCGGTAGAGTCGCCTGCCTTAGAAGCAGGATGTTGGGGGTTCGAGTCCCTCCACGGGCACCAATAAAGCCCTTGAAGCATTGCTGGCGATGCGCCGGATTTGTAACCCGGAGATATTCAGTTCGATTCTGAACAAGGGCACCATAATTCAAGGATAGGCAAGCCAATGGGCGGTGGCCGTGGTTTTGAAAACCATTAGGACTAACCAGTGTCGTGTGGGTTCGACTCCCACCCTATCCGCCATCGGTCATGTAGCTTAATGGTAGAGCGGCCGGATTTATATCCCGGAGCCCAGATTAGGGGACGATCTTGGTTCGAATCCAAGCATGACCACCAATTTTGCCTCTATAGCTCAATGGTAGAGCAAACGACCTATAATCGTTAGATATAGGTTCAATCCCTATTAGAGGTACCATTACCAACAAAGCCTACGTAGTTCAATGGATAGAATCCCGGTCTTCTAAACCGGTTGTTGCAGGTTCGAGTCCTGCCGTGGGCACCAATTATAGCAGTATAGCTCAACAGGATAGAACACTCTTCTCAAAAAAAACATTATTTTATAAATAATAAGGTAATTCAATAAAGGCAGGCAAATAATGAAGACTTTTCTAGAATATCTTTGTGAGAAAGAAGACCCTTGTTGGAAGGGGTACGAAATGGTAGGCATGAAGAAGAAGGGTGGCAAAATGGTGCCAAACTGTATGCCTATTTCTAAAGAAGAGTCAGAGCCTTGCTGTGATGATTGCAAAACAACTCTAATTGACGAGAACGTATATCGTGCTGGTTCAAAAATGTATTTTCAGCACTTTGTCAACCTGAGAGAAAGATACGAAGCTGGCGAATACAAGCCACAGTCACTTGCCGACCAAGAAATTCTTGAAAGCAATCTCGGTGACTTTGCTCAGTTCAACGGTCAGTGGATTCCACTTGACCAAATCATGTATGATGACCACCTTGTTGAAAAAGCAGAAGGCGAGAACAAGCCTCTCAACAAGCCAATGAGGGGTGGTCCTAAGAAATTCTATGTCTATGTTAAAGATGGCGACCGCATTAAGAAAGTAACATGGGGCGACACAACTGGACTTAAAGTTAAGCTTAACGATCCAGAAGCAAGAAAGTCATTTGCCGCAAGACATAAGTGTTCAGAGCAAAACGATAAGACTTCAGCCGCATACTGGGCATGCCGTCTGCCCCGTTACGCCAAATCTCTTGGTCTATCAGGTGGAGGCTCATTCTTTTGGTAAAACCATATCAGGATTTCTGTCTACAAAGTGGCACAAAACTTAGATTATTCAAAGAAAATGTAGAAGAAGATGAGTTGATATGGCACCAAGACGAGCGAGATAGAGAGATAACTATAGTTGATGGAGTGGGATGGAAACTTCAGTTTGATGATAAACTTCCATTTGACTTAGAAATCAACGAAACTTACAAGATACCGAAAATGGTATATCATAGACTACATAAGGGTGAAGGGAATCTCTTAGTCAATATAAAAGAGAGATAGTATGTGCAGCTGGCTAAAGAAGATGTCTTGCACATGATGCTAAGGTTTCATTTGATAAGGACTTAATCATGTCTAACTACGACGAAGCAATCGAATCTATTAAGGCGTCTTCCAATGAATCTTCTATATACATTGGTTGTGACTCTCAAAAGTATTCAATTGGTAAGAATAGATTTAAGGCTCGTTATACAACTGTAATTGTTATTCACAAGGACTCTAAGCACGGTTGTCAAATTTTCCACAACTCAATTGAAATGGAAGACTTTGGTTCACTAAAGCAAAGGCTTCTAAATGAAGTAGCTTATGCTGTAGAAGCGGCATCAGCTGTTATTGATTATGTCGGGGATCGTAATCTAGAAATCCATCTTGACATTAACTCTGATCCTAAGCATAAGTCTCAAATTGCTATGAAAGAAGCAATTGGTTATGTTCAAGGTATGTTTGGGTTCTCACCTAAGATTAAGCCAGAAAGTTGGGCAGCAACGCACTGCGCGGACCATGCAGTGAGGTATTTTAATTAAAAATATGACAAAGCGTACATATAAAACTATGGGCTCACCTAAGAAGAGCGGGCGAAAGAAAAAGAGCAAAAGTTCTAATGTATCATTAATGATACATTAGAAGTTCTAATGTATCATTTAAAGAACAACTTTTATATGTGCTCCCACTGATTGTTGGTGGAGGAATATGTGCGATTGTCGTCGGACTTTTGAAATTAATCTAATTAATTTAAAGGATAAATAACAAGAACATAAAAGGAGAACCAATATGATTTGGATTATGCGAGTTATTTTATACATCAAAGAGTTGCTATCATTTAATAAGCAGAGTTGGCCAACTCTATATAGAGAAGATCTGGAAAAGCTTACCAAGGCCGAGTTAGAAGAACTTGGTAGGACTTTTAATCTTGAGCTTGACCGCCGTTATAAGAAAGATACACTTATTACGCAATTGCTCGAGCACGTCAACGGCGAATAATTTTTTTATAAAAAAACTAAAATAGTTGTGTACTTTTCAAACCAGTGTGTTATTATAATAGTATAAGGTTTAAACAAAAGGACAACTCTTATGAAAAATGCTAAGGAATTCGTAATGGATCATACAACAAATGATGCATATTGGGAAGGCTATGAAGCCTATATGCTAGAAAATTACGGCGGTGAATCTTATAAAGCAATTAATCCATATACTGGGTTGGATGAAGATGAGTTCTTCGAAGCCTGGGAAGATGGTTATGCTTGGGCAGGTAACCCGCCAAAGCATGCTCGGGCGGGTATGGATGATTAAAAAGTGAGAACTTAAAGAAAAGGGTTTACATTGACATAAAAATAGAGTATTATAAATATATTGAAATTGTTGAAGGTGATGAAATAAACTATACAACACGCCGGGGCAGTACCGGCCGTCTCCACCAAAAATAGATTTCTGTACCTATTGTCGGTACAATTTCGAAGGGCACAACGAGGAAGTCTATTTTTGCTGGGGACGAACTAGGGTCGATTGGTAGTCATAAAGATCATTGAGATTTCCGGCATGATACCGCCGTTATCGGGTCGAACAAATAAATGCTAACGACAACGAAGCATTTGCAGTAGCTGCATAGTTACGCGGGGTTAGAGAGGTTCCTTGCAACAGAATACCTCTCACTTATTAACGCAGGGTAGAGCAGCGGCAGCTTATTAGGTTCATATCCTAAAGGTCGGGGGTTCGAGTCCCTCTTCTGCAACCACTTAAGGCCGGGGGCTCATCGAAGTATAACTAGAAATAAGATCTAGCTTTGGTGAGCCCCCCGGGTAAGAAATGAGTTATTCCAAAAAATATCTAACCATCTTTCTATGTACGACACTACTAAGTACTTTAGGCATGTTCCTATATGGACCTAAACAAGAAGTAGTCTTAAAAGACATTCAATATAAAAATGTCTATATAGAACAACATAAATATTCAGAATTAGATGTATTTCGTTATGATATCGATGAAATGCTTTGTTTAGCAAAGAATATATACCATGAGGCTAGAGGTGAAAGTGAAGAGGGTATGAAGGCAGTATCATATGTTACCCTCAATCGAGTCATGACCACAGGCTTTCCTGATAGTATTTGTGGTGTAGTCTATCAAAGGAATTCTAGGGGTTGTCAATTTTCTTGGACTTGTGATGGTCTTAAGGATATAATGAACGATCCTAAAGCAGTTGCTAAGTCGTTTAGCATCGCTTATCAGACAATTAATGAATATGATGATTTTACCGGTGGGTCATTATTTTATCACGCTTCACACATTAAACCATATTGGTCCGATACTTTTACTAGAGTTGCCTCTATAGGTGATCACATTTTCTATAAACATTGAGGATTACATGAACAAACCAGGCCTGAATATACAAGACTTACACGTTGAAATTGAAAAGTTGGTAAGACGTGGGAAGGGCGAAGTTGATTACATTGATGCCGTCATTGATTATTGTGAAAAAAATAAACTAGACGTTGAAGCTATTGCCGCTCAAATTAGGAATGGAACCAACCTTAAAGCTAAAATTCAAGAGAGTGCTGAAAATCTTAATTATCTCCCTAAGACAACAAGGCTCCCTGTATGAAACCGCTTAAGAAGCAAGTCTGGGATCAAGCCTGGGATCAAATCAGTGATCCAGCCTGGGATCAAGTCTGGGGTCAAGTCTGGAATCAAGTAAGGGGTCAAGTCAGGGGTCAAGTCTTGTCTCAAGTCTATTGGCGAGTCAGGGATCAAGTATGGGATCA